CTAGGGTTTTTGCGGCCACTGAACATGATTGTCTGATGAGACATCGACCCTATTTAACAAAACACGATACTTTTTCCAAGCCATGAGTCGCTCTCTCTCCTCATCGGTAGCAATGCCTAAATCAAAGGCATCTTGAAGTGGTGCAATAGCGGCAGTTGCCTCATCTAACAATGACTGCTTTTGTCGACAATTGAAGAAAATCTGCTCTTCTGATGTTAGCTCATATTGTATAATGGCTCCGTTTTTATATATCCAGCGTCCATCTATACTAAAACCAGCAGGCAATGAATCAACATCGGCAATACTAAGCCCTAATGGGTAAATAGCGGATATATCCTCAGATACGGTTCTAACAATACCTTCCTTATCAAAACCAATTTTATATTTGAGCTTAAACAATTCAAATGAATCGTAAAAATCAATGCCTTCATCTGAAATAAAAAATTGAACGCTTTCAATATAATTTTCACCTGTAGGCTCATACTGTTTAAAGTTATTTAATTGCATCATGCATCTCCCGCAAGTGTTTTCCACGCACCGTTAACTAATATTTGAAGCGGTCTGTAAGTAAAAAATACCCCATAAGATGTTGTCGGATCGTGCCTAACACTTGTAACAACACAACCAGCCGGGCTTTCTTTTGGTCCATATTCATTTTGTTTAGGTGGATTAACGGCAGCGCCTCGACGGATATTCATCACAGCCCCATTTGATGCAGCAGTAATTCGACTATCCGTTTCTGCTTTGGTATAGGCCCCCACATCTCCTGCGGTCAGAGATATATCTGAGCTTAATGGCTTATTGTTTACCTTACGCCCACTTGGAACCCGTCCATTCGCATTATTATTCGCATTGGTTGCGGCAGTATTGGCAGCGTTCGCGGTAACCTGTGCATCCGTTCCGGCTTTTTTGGCGTCAGCAACTTTAGTATCCGTTTCTGCCTTGGTATAGGCACCCACATCGCCCGCAGCTAAGGTAATATCTGCACTTAATGGTTTATTGTTGACTTTGCGTGCACTTGGTACGCGACTATTTGCATTGCTATTCGCAGCATCAAATTTAGAGTTTACCGTGCTATTGGTTGCATAATCCCCCGATGGCTGATAACTCCCTTTTGGCTGGTACCGCGAATCTCCTTCTGTTTTAGTATAGCTTTCGCCTTTTAGTGCGTAGTTCCCCGCAGGAGCATAATTGCCTTTGGGTTGATAATTAGCATCAGATTCGGCTTTTGAATAGCTGTAACCAGCTGTAAGATAGTTACCTAGCGGTTGAAAACGCTTATCCGATTCTGTCTTGTTATAAACATTGATATCGCCTGCGGTTAAGTCCGCTTTTAATTCAATCCACTGAGCGCCAGTAACCGGCTCTACCTCGTTATTTTCAATCTTAGACTGCCATACTTTATTTTTATGATAAACAATAGCTCTAATGGGATAAGGCTTGCCCTCTTCCGCCCATTTAGGAAGACCGTAATTTTGAATTTCGCCAACCGCTTCAGTGATATCATGAAATATCCCGTTCATTTTTTCACGTTCGATATCCTTAGCGGCTGGATCAGAAACTTGGTCACGCTCATAGTCATATCCATAGCCTTGCGTGTAAGACACGGATCCATCGGCTTGCACTTCATTGGGAATAGAAGTTCGATCCCCTTGTGTTGCAAAGGGGACTTTAAAAATTTTAGTCATTGTGTTTATGCTCCGAAATTACTGCTCAGGAAGTTTTTGCGGAATTTTCCGTGACCAAAAGATTGTTTCGTCACAATACGATATTTAACGCCAACACCCGATGGGCGAGGCATAAGGTCAAAGTTTTCAAGAAGAACCCGTAAACGTTCGTCCGGGTTGAAATTAAATACGTAATACAGATAGGTCATATCGAGCGGGTCAAGCACAAACACCTTACTATCCGCTTGCCAAAAGAATCGTTTAAGAAATTCGTTAATGTTGGTGACCGTTGGGCTTTGCGTAAGGTTAAAATAGCGCATACGCACGATGAGACGTTTTTGGTCGACCGTCAGCGATAAGGTGTAATCCGCATTTCGCCTAAAGTTGGCTTTAAAATTGGCTTTCTTTTTACCCAAACCAAAACCGATTTTTGTTTTATCGCTAGGGGGAACATCAATGCCCAACGGCACATCAAGGATACGTGACCAGATGTTGAGCCCGAACTCATTAGCTGTATCAATGTTAAAAACATCGTGGTACCAGTTACGCCAAAACTGAACTGTCGATTTATCAAAGTAGGCCGCTTTGTAACCGGCTAACGCTTTTAAATTTTCTGCATCTTCATATTGCCAAAGAATTGCTTTTAATAAATCCGAATGAAAATCAAATGATTGCACTTGGCTCATACGATCACCACTTGTACAGCACTGCCTTTTATTCGAGCCACTTCATTGAGTTTTATCGTGTAGTTATCAGAGGACCAGACTTTACCATTTGTTGAAAGCTCCACGCGCGTAATAAACAGTCTTGGCTCTACGGTGTTAATACCGGCTGAAATTTCAAAAGGGGAAACATCACGTCCAACCACTAAACCGCCGTCCCCCTCCACATCACCGTTAGCCCAAGACTCGACCGCTTTGGGAATAATGGTTTGTGCATCTACTGTGGCTTTTTTTACGGTCACCCGGCAAAACAACACGATTTCTTTTGCTCTATCAAATTTCACGGGGTACGTTTGACCACTGATTTTCTCCAGTACCTCAACTTCTTCACTGCCGTTAAAGGCTGCGCCGAGTGTTTTGGTTCTCAGCAAAGATTGAGCGATTTGATTTTTGTCTCCGCCCTCGACACAAACATAAACGCTATGAGGTACTAAGGTAATCCCATCAAAAATCATCGATTGGTCAGTGTAGTTTTCTCGGTACGCCAACGAACGCACCCCCTCGAGCTCATACAATGCGGAAGTAATCGCTTCTCCCACACTCACGGTGTTTTTGGCTAATGTTTGTTTGCGTCGGCGTCTTGCTTGCAAGTCTGATTCGGCTTCTCGCCCGAGCGTTGCTGAGATGGGGTTATTCACCGTTTCCCAACCCAATACTGAACTGGCCACTTTATTGAGCTGCCCCACACCGCACTCTATCGCCCCTGTATCGATGGAACGCATATCCCCTATAACGATGCCATCTTTGCCAATAATCAAGGTGCTAGTCGTTTCAAATAAATCCCCATTCAGCGTAGCAGCTTGTGACCCTTTGGGGATAATAGTATCGGCAATACCCGTAAACTTCACTTGTGATAAAAAGGAGTGAGTCGCATCAAAACGTTGCCCCCCCATTAAGGCCCATATGGCATCAAGGAAAATACCACCGGCTAAGTCGGGGTTAATTTGATTGGCCAACTCTGCATTATTGCGCACAATGGCGTCTCGATTTTCGACTTCCATCGTGATTAATGCCCCTTGTGGGGTTTCGGGGGACACATCAAGCTGTTGGCCAAAGACACTTTTAAATTCGTTTTCAACCTCATCACGTAACTTGCTGGTATCGGGAATGATCACGCCTTGTGATGTAATAAATTGATAATTAGCCATTGAGTGTTACCTCCCCATAAATCGTTTGGATCACAGCGGTATAGTTCAGCGTGTTATCCGTCAACGAAGCCGAAAACGACACGACCGATATTACATCATCCAACTCACGCATCCGGTCACGGAACGCTGCTTCAAATAACGAAATATCAGCTTGTCGCCCAAAGGTAGTTTTCCAGTACGGAATACCCATATCGAGCTTATGCAGCATTTCACCACGGAGGGCTTTGACATAATGCTCACAACGGTTTTTCGATGCCCGCTCACCACTTACAAGGGCTAAATTTCCACTGTTGCCTAAATAAATATCGTTATTGTCGTTCACATCAAAAGTCATCATATCGGCACCCCTGAATTGCTATTACCACTTTGAACACCATCATGTCGATGCGTTGAACCAATATCTTTACCGTTGTGCTTCATCGTGCCGCCGTTTGAATCGCTGTTACCGTTTACGGCCTGATTGCCATTAACAGTAACATTGCCGTTAAACGTAGTTTCGGGTACATTGACCTCAAGAACGGGCGAATCTAAAACCGCTTTACCCTCATGCAATGACAAACACACGGAGCCATCCATGGATTGAATCACCAAGGCATCCGCATTTTTACCATCAATTAACCAACCTTTAAGCGTATCGGGAAAGAACATGGCATCGCTAAAGGTATGCAAACGTGCTGTATTGGGTTCATCCTCTAAGCCGCCACGTTGAAAAATTAAGCTGATATCGCGGTCATTGGCTTTTAACCAACCGAAATCACCCGCCTTGATCGGCATACGAATAAAAAAGCCACCGCCCCCAAAACGAAAAACGGGGATATTCGGAACCGCTGCTCGCCCGACTTTTTGCCCTTGTGTTGAAACCATCATGACGAGTGGCTTGATAACAGCGCGGTTGGTTTTATCGTCATAACTCACCACTGTAGCGGGGAGCATGTCATCAATGTTCATGAGCATATTGCGAAATGCAGCCATAAACTGCCCTGCCAAGCTGCCTTCGCTAGCAATATCACTATTGGGTTGGTTCATGATTTACACTCGTTTGCAGGTCGCTTGATAGAAAAAAGGATCATCGTGAGAAGCTATATCGAACTTGAGTTGCTCAATAATATAATCACCATTTAAGGCCGGATTAAACTTGCTTTCAAGGCGTAACATGCCTCCCAAAGAAGATTCACTATCAATTAAATACGTGACGTCTACGCCCTTTTCAGTGGCTTTAGGAATGCCGACCATGCCCGATTTTTGGTTAAGGATACGTAACCGGCCATTTAACGCTTTATCCTGGTCTTTTACGTACAAGATATCATCATCGATAAACGCCTTCACATTGCCGGCATCTTGCAGTCGTTCGACTTGTTTCAAAGCAGGACCACAAAAGTACCAATTAGCAATATTTTTATCGGTCGCCTGAAAGTCCAATCTAACACCGCAGTCTTGCGCGATATTCTTTGCCAACTCACTCATTTTATTGATTGCACTACCCGATGAAGACACAATATCGCGGGCGTTGGCATTGTTGGTTTTCGCTTTCAGAGTGAGCGTCACATCGGGTGGCGAGGCAATTTCTGCACTGACAATATCACCCACATAAATGCGAAACACACCGGTACTGGCACGACCGGCTTCAACAATCAACCGGTGCGGGGTTTTGCTTTTCGCATACGGACTCGTTTCCGTGAGTAACATGTTGCGCGTATCGGCATTTAAACCGTCAATATTCACCGTGCATTCATTCTGCAGGGGATTGGCGTACTTAGTGCCATTAGCTCGAATGCGTAGCCTCTCATACCATTGCAATCGCCCATTAACTTCAATGCCTAATCGTACGCGGCGTAAATCAATCATCTTCACCCCACCAAACAAGACTGTGTGATTGGCCAAATCGCTCCCACCACGGCAGCTCATCATTCTCAGTGATAAAGGCAAAATTACCGTTACCCGATAAATAACGATAAGGGATCAACGGTTGATTGGGCATGATGCGGAGCCCTTGGAGCACAGTGACATCATTGCGTTTGACGTCACAACACATTGTTGCTCGTGCCACTTTAATCGTTAGCTCCCATTCGTCACCGCCAAGGCTCACGCGCAAACGTTGATTAGGCACGGCATTTAAAGGAATATCTTGCATCGTTACCACCCTAACGTAAATTCACCATCAGCAATTTTTGCCGCAGCGGATTTTTTCTTTTTATCCGAAGTCGTTGTCGTCTGCACCTTACCGCGATTAACTGTGCTCGATTGTTCCTTTTTTGCCACCTTACGGGGCGGCAGGTCGCCATATTCTGGCTCAACGGTTCGCCACTCTGTAAAGCGCAGTGACAATTTAATCGCATCTGCCATCTCAGGAATTTCATCGTGATACAAATTCACTAACAACATCGGTTGGTAGGTTTTCACCCGCGTTTGAATACCGACTAATTGGTGTTTATCGTAGGCTTGCTGCAGGGTTTCAAAGGCGCTTTTCATTTCGCCGGCTAAAATTAAATCCATGCCAATTTCAACCGGCAGAACCACCACATGATCACTGCGTGTTTCCCCAGACTCGACAGTAAATTGTGTCACCTTGTGTTCGTCACGGATGTTAAGTTGAATAGGGTTGGCCGTTTCAAATAACGTCGTAAAGTTATCGACGTTAAATATTTTAACTTCGGTGATCATTTACCTACCCCCGAACTGGTTTGATGGGCTAAATCTTGTAGCTGGGACTGCAACGCATCTTTCGTACTATTCGCCATACCTTGTGCATCCGTGGCTTGGGTTTCCACTTTGATTTCACCAATGGAGAGATTGGTTTCGTTAGTCGTGCTGGATTGATTACTGATGGCTTGACTGGTCATTGGGTTCATCGGATTAGCAGACATACTGTTGATGTGTTGGCTTAATCCTTGAACTAGCAACGCAGTATCATCCTCTGAAAGTTTGAGGGATCCGGGTATTTTGTGTTCAATCGCGCCGTCTGCATTGATATGACGTTCAACGGTTTGCGTGACCTCTGCATCCTCAAAACCAAACCACCCCTTAACGGTACTCCAGCCATTTTTAATCGCGTCCAAACCGTCATTAATCCAACCTAAATACTGTTTGATTTGCGCCCATAGCCACTTAAAAATACCCACAACGGCATCCGAAACGGTATTAAAGACGCCTTCAAATTGCTTCCCCCACCCCATTAACCCATCAATAAATTCATTGAGCCATTTCCCAAACTGCTTCCCCCCATCAACGATAAAATTAAACGCAGCAACCGCCACATCCGCGACCACCTTAGACAAGGCAATAACAAAATCAAAAAAGGATTTAAACGCGTCCCATAACGCCAAGATGACCGCTTTCAGCTCAGGATATTCATCCAGTATGCGCCCTATCATCGAATCGTTGCCGTCGATGAAATTCATGATGTCGTCATACACAAAAGCGAATGCGGCTGACAGCAAAGCGATTACCGCAATAATGGCTAAAATAGGCCATGTGGCGGCAAGGGTTGCAGCGGCAGCCGATAACATTGCTGGCACATAGAAAACGGCAATCGCCGAACCGATAGCGATAAAAAACCCGGTAATAAGGCTTTTATTATCACTGCAAAATTTAACAAAAGTTTGTACCCACGAAAGCACTTGGGTTAATGCAGGTAACGCCGCATTCATAACACTCATCATGACACTGCTGAATACGGTTTTTAATCCACCGGTCACTTCTTTATATTTTTGTGCTTGTAACGCGAGTTCCTTGGTAACCACGCCATTTTCTTTTTGCTTTTTAGTTAGGGCTTCGAGTTCTTTCCGTCCTTTTAAGATGGATTCAACAATTTTATTATCCGTAATACCGACTTCTTTTATTCGAAATATCGCCTCTTCTTTACTGAGTCCTTGTACCGCATCCGATAAACGATATAGCCCTTCCATCGCATTAATGGAGTCGCCCTGCATATCTTTTAAACTGATTTTTAAACTTTTAAAGACCTCCGCTTTACCCGATGAAGTATCTTGCAACGCTTCACCGATGCTCTCTGACATGTCCATCAACGAGTCACGGGCACCTTGTGCGTCCCCACCCATTGAGGTAATAACTTTCCCAAAGGCATCAACCTCTTCAACCGGCAAATTCAATGCATCCGCAGATTGAGATAGCAAATTCACTTCCTCTGCCGTCGATTGTACAAAGGAAGCGATCCCCCCAATCGTTAAACCAATCCCAACCATACCGGCCATTTTGACTAAAAAGCCCGACAATGAATGGGTCGCCTTGCCATAATGGCTTGAAACCTCATCAGCCGATTTAGCCAGTTTTGCATTTTTATTGGCGAGCTTTTCTACCTCGTTTGCCGCCTTGCCCGTTACTACAATTTGGTCGGATAGTGAACCTTCCGCACGTTGAATATTGGATTCTAACGCCTGTATGCCACTGGCCAGTTTTTTGTTGCTGTCGGTGGAAAGCACATTCGATTGATGAAGGGATTTTGCATATTCAAGATAACACTTCATTTCATCAAGATACGCTGCCATGTCTTCTTTTGGTGCATCGAGGTTAATATCAACATTGACACTCTCTGCCCCCGCTTGAAGTGACGAAGCCACTTGAGAAAGAAAGCCCGTTAACGATGTCACCTCGCCTTTGGCGCTTTCAGAAACCTGTTTCATATCGGCAATAATGTCATCAGTAGAGCGCTGCACTTTTTCAAAGGCGCTATCCGCCTGCCTTGTATCAAATTCAAAAACCTGAACAAAGGTATCCATTAATGACATTATCTATCCTTTGAAGCCGCAAGGGCTTCGTTATAGCGATTGGTGATAGCGATTTCCCACAAGTCCATCGCCTCTTCTAAATCTATTGAGGTTTTGAGTTCGGTAAAGGTGGCGAGGCGTTCGCTGATGATGACGGCAAAGAAGCTATCAGCGTTCTTATAATCGACGGGAGTGAACCGCTTACCTTGCTGAGCAGGAAGTGGAGGAAACCTTGGCTCCCGTCGCCCCCGAAAAAACTGGTGTTGTACTTCAACATCTCCAGCTCTAAACGGATCAACGATTCACCATCGGGGACATGGTTATCAATCAGAGTTTGCGTTTTGAGTGGGATCTCTTCCCCATCAACCACGACGCAGACATACGCCATCATTTTGAGCATGGCTTCTTTACTGACGTCGTAATCACCAATTTTCGGTGCGTTAGACAGTGGATATTTAGCCAAAATTTCACGCCCAACTGTTGCCGGCAGTCGGCTAATGACAAATAGCTTTTCGTCGCCATCAACGTCTTTGATAGCGACTTCTTTGGGTTTAATTAACATGATAGGAACCTATAAAAAGGCGGGAAACCCGCCATAGTTGGACGTGAATTAACGTGCGCGTGTACTGTCGAAATCTTGAAAAACAAAGGTGTATTGCTTTGCTTTCAACTTACCCGCAGATGCCGCTGAATTACCTCGGCTACCATTAGTGATTTTACCATTACGTGCCGTGACAGTAGAGCCATCCCCGTATGATGCCACCATCGTGATCATATCGCCGGCATGACGACGCCCTTTTTTAGCTGTGTTTGCCTCAAGCAAAATAGACAAGTTTAGATCTTCTTCACTACCGGCTAAAACGTTAATCGTCACCGTCTGCGGCGTCGGTGTTGACCAACTCACCAAATTACCGTTGATGTCCATGCCTGTCTGCGCGATATCAACCGCAGGCAAATCTAAAGGGTCGGCATCATCGGCGAAGGTTGTAATTAAAATGCCAGTTGGGAATGTTTTGGAAGCTTGGATAGTTAACCCCAAGCCCGTTGCAGAAAGATCGCTCATTATCGATTCCTTATACTAAGTTGTGTGAGCCTTCGACTTTACGCACCCAGTCACCTTTGCCATAAATCAATACGTACTTCATGACATACTCAGGCAAGCCACTCTCGCCGGTGCTTTCGACGATTTGTGCGTTGTACCAGTAGCCCTTGTCTTGCACGTCATGCCATGCAAGGTCATCCCCCGAGGCATCTGCAATGGCAAGTTTTTGGGCATCAGTCAGTGTTTTACCCGCTAAAATCGTGCCGTTTTCTAATGCCTTGGTAACCGCCCCAGCAATAACCATGAGCGCACGGGCTTCCCCATCTTTGTTCGCAGGAACACCACGCGTAGCGAGTAACACACTGAACCATTGCTGAGTGATATAAGCTTTTAGCCATTGCTCGTTAGCATGAACACTCATATCCAGTGGGTTAGACGCACCACCGCATAAGAAGCCCCGCTGATAGAAACGAATTTGTGAGCCAGCTATCGCAGTTTCACCGTAATAATTCACGCGCAGCTTATCAAAGCGCTCAGCGGCTTTATCCGTAGTCACTTGCGCAGGGAACGTGACGCCTAATTGACGGAACATATAGTTTGTTGTGGCGTTAGTCCGGTCATAATCGGTTGCCGCCATGACCGCCATCGGCAACGCTTGGATAAAATAGTTATCTTCCGTTTTAAGGTTTAACCCCACGGAAGCCGTCCCCATCAAGGCGGCGCTAAAATCTTCAACCTTATTTTCACTGATGCTAAGGTGTAACTGGTATTTGACGTTCTCGCCCGACACATACTGCGCCAATGGCACGGCGTGCTCTAACGTCAACTCACCCAAAAATGTTGCGCTGCCAAAAGAGTCTGAGACTTGCTCAGCCACCATAAACGCTTCCAGCGGCGTTTGTGCGGGGTTACCTTCAGATGCCGTACCGGAAGACAGCCCCATGGCATTCGCCAGCACCGAATATTCAACACTAATGGATGCGCGTTCTTGCACACCGCCACTCAGCTCAAAGGCGCTATCGAGTGAATTAAACGTCAAATGGCTACTGGAAAATTGTGGCTCGCTTTCTGCATTGAGTTTCGCTTGAATGAGAGTGGTAATATCGGCATACGACGTTACTGTAGATAAATCAATATCTTTATAGCTTTTAGTGACCGTGCCGATAGTGACCGATAGCGTCCCATCTGCGATGATTTTTAAATCCGCTAATACGGCAGCTTTTGTACCAAACAGCGTCGGTGCTCGTCCAACGGGTTCATAAGAGGCAATTTGCAGCGCTTTAGGCTTGCTAACGGGTGCAGGGCTGACATAGCTAAAATATTGTCGTGCAAAGTGTGCTTCGGGAGAGTCAACCCCCAGTAAATCATCAACCTGACCACTGGCGAACTCTAAAACTTTACCCGCAGGAATTTTCGGGTTAGTGGAAAATAAGCGACCGGTTAATTTACGCATCGGAACAGCAGACGCGCCAATAACCGCCGATGCGATATCAACGTATCGAGTTTGTTTAATTGGCATAGTTAAAACCTTATATGCGGTGAATGTCTGGATAGAGCGCACTAACAGCCGCTGTATCAGGAAGTAATATTCGAGTAAATGAAACCGTGAGGTCGAACGAGGGATTTTGTTCGTAGTTACCATGATCATTAAGAAAATAAGGTCTACGAATGGTGCTTGCGCGTTGAATACCAATACCTTGCTTTCTTAATGCTTCAACAAACGGCAAAGAGTTGGTAATCATTCTGACAATCGCGGTCATGTCTCCCGCAGTATAATGCTCAGACTCGGTGATTAGGGCTTGAAATTGGTATGTCTTTTCAGATAATTGGCTTTCTTGGTGATTCGCCTTTTCACCTTGAACATTGTATTTTCGACCCTGCCACCCGTAACCATGCTCATCAATGGGGAAAAACATCACCATATTATCTCCACGACCTTGCTTGGTGGATTGAAACCCCGCTTTCACAGGGATATCAATACCCACTTCAGTCAGCTGCCGTAATAGCTGTTTGCGAATGGCAATATCAACGTCATTATCCGTCATAGGCACCTACCTCGATGCAAATCACCGATTTCCAGCCGTCCTGCTCGTACCAATCCGCATCCCCCATCACATCGTATTTCTTGCCGTTAAAAACAAGGTAATCCGGTGAGGTACCACGCTGAATACCTTTGATATCATGGGAGGTATAAAAACGGCGATAAACTTGGTTTGAATCAAAGCCCATTGATTGAGCATCTTGCGTATCGACGGCTTGCCAACTTCCCCGAATATCCACCGGCTCATGATATTGATTTTGGTCTAGCCCTCGCTCATCGGGCTCACGGTTTTTAAAGCGAAACCACTGGGCCGTTTGCTGAGGAATATAGCGAGAAGCGATACGGTGTAAATTTCCGAACATTATTTATCCTCCACGGCAAAATTGACGGCCTGTAACATCTGACCTGTATCCACTAAAGGCTTATCGGTGGATTTCCCTTTGCTGTGACGTCTTGCTCTGGCCTTTACCGTTGAATCATCCAAGGCAGGTGTGGTTACTGCTTTGATAGCTAACTTCACATCACTTGCGGCTTTTGCGCCAACTTGGGTTAGCCCATCATTGACGGTGATATTGCCACTCGCAGCGACTTTAGCCACGCGGAATATTAACTGGCCATACTCCGTTTTTTTGTCACTCATCGTTGGGCGTAAAAAAGGACGAGGAGGAATACCACCCACGGGATAACCCAACTCCTGAATAGCAGCAACATACGCAATGGGCGTACCATCAGGGTACTTCGAATGCTCAAAGAAACCCACTTTAAGCTGTTTCTTACCTAGTTCATCATAGACTTTCTTCAACTGAGCGAGTTTCGTCATTAGCGTAACCGCCCCCCTCGCATAAATTGCCCGCCCACACCGCGAAATGCCGAGCGCTCACCAGCACCACCAAAATATTGAGGTACGCTACAGCGCTTAATGAGTGCTAAGAACTGCTGGCCATAGGTGGTCATTTTGAACCAGTGAGACCAATCGGAACCGGCAGGTGGAGCAGAAAATGACACGCTAATTTTGTCCATGGTAACGCTAGTCACAACTCCGGTTGGCGCAGCGCCATCAGCAATTTGTTGATTTAAGTCCAATATGTGAGCAACAACCAACATCCACAATTCATTGGTACAAACACCACGGCAAGGAGAAAAATAATTCAATGCGGATTGGGCAATGACATAAAGTTCATCATTCTGCACCCCCTTGAACTGTGGACGGAGCACACGAAATGACTCAATAGGAAATGTGCTCGCATCCATAATTATTTCGCCTTTTTATTTGTTTTTGGAACTTCCTGTTTAGCTGCTTCCAGAGATTCAGGAGTTTCCGGTGCAGATTTATCGCAGGCTTCCATGTTGGTGGCCACTTTTTCAGGATCTTCTTTGCGGTTTTCAACGCTGATAAACCCGTTTTCTTTATGCAGTTGAAATACATGGTTATCTTTAAGTTGAGCGTATTGTTCATCGCTGATTTCCGTGACACGTCCACGCGGGGTATACATGTGTTTAGTCATAATGTTAGCTTGACCCGCAATAAACACTTTACCGTCTTTAACGGAGTAATTTTGGTCGTTTGATAGCGTGCAATAAACATAGAGAGACATAGCTTTCTCCAATAAAAAAGCCCTCAAATGAGGGCGTAAAAAAGGAAGTAGTTAGGTTAGATGCCAGTGAGACGGGTAATGGCCCAAGGACGCGTGACAAAGACACCTGCTGTTGCGTTAGTTGCATCCTCTAAATACCCTTTAATCTGAGCTTGTGAACCCAGCAATTGGTACTTAACCGGCACGACTTGCAAGATGGTCGCGCTGGTTGCGGTTGAACCATCATCCACAGTATCTGCGAACATATATGCCACATCAGCCCCACCATTCGCGCCGACAAATTCAGGCGAGAACACAAAGCGCAGGTTTGGATAGTTCTCTTTCACCCACTGATACACTGTCTCACCACGCGCCACAGGGTTAGCGACATTTAATGCGGAGCGATAACCCAATGGCAATGTTAACGTCAATGCTGTGTCATCTTTGATGATGCCGCCAGAACTGATTTCAATGCGCGAGAACATATCGGTAATATCTTTCGTGATATCGGCAAACGTGCCGCCTTTCCATTTTTTTGATGCGGTTTCGTAAGCCGGTAAATTCGGCTCATTTAACAGACCGAAAACACGGGTTTCAGAGGCATTAAAGCCGTAATAACCAATACGCTCACGACCTTGCTCTAATGACTCAGCCGCCGCATTACGTTTCTCTGCGGCTGATTCAAACCCTGCTGCAGACTGGCGCGCTTCTTCTAACTTACCAACTTGGAAGCCTTGTTCAAAACGCACGATGCCGCGACGCTCTTGGTCTTGAATGTAAGATGCTAACGGCACATTGGTATGATCACCGTAGAGCTCGGCTTTACCGGTTGGTGTTGCCACGTTTAGGATGATTTCTTCATCGTGCCATTCACCGGCATTCAATACACCAGTAATTTCATCCAGTACGCGAACGCGAGTTGCAGTACGAATCAGACCAGGAAGAACGTGTTGTAACATTTCACGCTGAATTAACCCGCCTTGCATTGCCGCGCCACTAATTGCGGAGTCCATCGCGGCAAGACCACCAAAACCAATTTGCTCGAGTTCACGATACGTCCACTTCTGGTCCGGTTGGATATTCAATTGCCCGTGCTTTCTAATATCACGACCTGACATATAGAATTTTTCTTTAGACACTGTCATGCTTTTTCCTTTTTATGGCTTAGGTTGGTATTTGGCATCGGACTCTGACTTAGTGTAACAATCACCTTGTCGAGCAAAATTACCTTTAGTTTGAAATTTCGCATCCGTTTCTGACTTACTGTAAACATCAATACTGCTACTCGCTGGCAGTGAGTAAGGGATTTCAGTCAAACGAATAACACACAAATGTCCTGAGTCACGCGATTCTACGTGACGACTAACAAAGCCAATCACTCGGTCACTAGCCGCCAGTGTCTGTTTAGAAGAAAGTGAGCCGTCAGTTTCATCGAACACCACAGGGGCATTAATTTTCCCCACCCCATTTTTAAGCTCGACATACACCTCACCCATCGTCAAAAACTCACCTTGGGTACCGTTGCGCGCATAACCCACTTCAATACGGTAAGCTTTCGGGTTAATCATGATCCCCGCAAACGCCCCATTGCCCCCCACTTGAACTGACTCCACAGAATCATCTTTGTAGGTGTAGGCTCGACCGAAGATATTTTGCTTTTCATCCACTGAGCTGAGAATGGCAGCAACGGCACGAATAGGCCCGGCATGGCTGATTTCACCCACTACGCCAGACGTTAAGCCATGCGCCACTGATTTAGGAATTGCCATTATTTCGCTCCCCATTTATCCATAATTGATTGATTGCTAACCGCAGAGTCCATCGTCACCGTAGCTTTCTGTGAATCCGGCACACGCCCTTGCATCCACGCATCGAGTGCAATGGCTTCATTACCTTTACCGCATTGAATACCGAGCTTATCAACGCCATACTCCGCCACTTGCTGCTTAGTCATCGCTGCATGGTCAAACACGCCAATAAACGGCGTTAACTTATGTACCAATGCATCACGCTCACCGATTTGCTTTAATAGCGTACCAGTATCCATGGTTGGCTTTGATGCTTCTAACCGCTTAATTTTGCGCTTTAAAGATGCAATCTCGTCCATCGTACCGATGCCATTTTTCAAGCGTTTGATGCGACGATTTAAGCTATCCGTTGTTGCTTGGTCGAGATGCTCTTTGGCTTCTTCGATAGCTTCAACAGCGGTTTCAATCGCAACTTCGGCAGCTTCTACGGCTTCAGGTGTACCCGTTGTGGCTTCTTCCGCTGCAACTTCGGCAGCTGCTACGGCTTCTTCCGCTTTTTGCTCTTCTTCGGGAGCAGCATCAGTGGATTTCTTTTCTTCTTCCAGATTTTCATCGGTTGAAGGCTTAGTTTGTGCAATCACCTCTGCAATAATGCTTTTCAGCGCAGTGACTTGCTCCGCTGTAAACGCACCTTCATCAGTGGTTTGCTTCTCTTTGTTTTCTTCTTCGTTCATGCGAATAAGTTCCTTTGTGTCGATAGTGATAACGAGGTGATCTTGCACAGCGACGTCAGGGCCGGTTCGCCCTTCATCGACTAATGCGAGGTGATTGCCACGTAGGTGACGCTGAATGGCGTCATAGTGTTGACCATCATAAATGCCGGAGGTGAATTCATATTGACTGCGATAACCAGGAGAAAGGTCGATTTTGCCGCTGTCGATATCGCTAAGCGCCGCATCTGAAAAGATTTTGATATTGGCTCTAAGATACGGTGGGTCAAAATACACATTTTCACCAATCACCCCTTGGATGCCTTTTTTCTCCGCTGGGGTCGCGTGCTTGCCTAACATTTCATGTTCAATAATGAACGGGGTTAACTTGAAAGAATTGATAGTCTCTTCGCTGGCTAATTCTTCCGGTGGGCGCAATACGCGATAGATTTTGTCAGGTATCGGCGCACCAATTTCAGCCCCCAAATAATCAAAAACCCCAACTTTAGAGATGGGGTTATCTGTCACTTCGAGCCAGCCGTTGTTGTCATAGGTTCGTTTTGTCATGTCTCCTCACCGCTTTCTATTCCACTGAAATCGATAACCGGTGACCAAAAGCACTTACAATTAGGTAATTGCCCCGGCAATCCGCGCTCGCCCGTTTTTGGGTCAATGATGGGTGGATTATCTAAATCAAAGACTTCACCGTCTAGCTGAAGATGCCACTCTCTCGGCTCTGCACTTCCCCCAGAGTGGTGCCAGACGGCTTTACGAATACCCGCTGATTTCATGCGTTCATAGTTTGCCGCAGTCGTGATTTTTCGCGTTTGGTCAACGGCGATAAAATTTGCTCGGCTCTCTGCCACACTGCCTGTATGCCGGATTTCATCCAATAACGTTTTCGCCCCCTCGCCCCCTTGTGAGATAGAGCGCAAGGCGGCACTTTCGATACGTTGATGAAATTGGCTAGGAATGGATTTAACCAGGGAAACATTTTCAGCTGTTGCCGCAATCATTTTGTCTTTTAACGCGTCGGGCATCGCAGGTGTTTTGATTGTGATACCGCCTGAAAGCTGCTTGAGGGAATCGTCTAAATTACGCTGCGCACCGATGTCGACTTGTGAAACAAACTTATCGGCCATGGCACTAGACTGCGCCTTAAATATTTTATCCCACTTGCGTTTTAGCCGGTTGAGCCAAATCCGTGTTTGACTCGCGATACTGGCATCCATCGTGGCACCGTCAAAATCATCATTCAACTCACTAAAAACCACTTCGTAGTCTTTAACCATTGAACGGATTAACCGTGACAGGTCACGTTGATAACGGCTAGATGGCGCTGCTGAATACTGCAGGGGTTTGCCCTTCAATACTGCCTGTCGGGATGTCGCCCATTGTGCTCGTTTGGTTCTCACCCTGATTTTCCGGGGCATAGTCATCCTCATTCACATCAATGCCGTAATAGCTCGACGCTTTATCGGCTGCCAGTTTTTTACGGATATCTAATCCATCAATGGCCCCCGTCGCCGCTAGAGCCGCATCCGTTTGCGCTGATTTCAATTCAATATCGGCGCTCTCTGCCGCCGTTGGGCTATCGAGTGGTGCCCATGTCACTGATATTTCAGTCAGCGGCAGCGCTTCGCTGCGCATCAACATGTCGTAATGACGCTGCAAAAGTTCTTCTAAGTCGTTTGATTGGACGCTTTCTAGCTCTTCACGGTAGTTCGACTCTTCATACTCCCCCGTCGCATTAAAGCCCTTCGGTGTAGTACCGAGTAACTTCGTCGCAGGCACATTTGCCGCCGCAGCCACTAACTGGTATTGCGTCATAATGGTGGCATCTAAATCCGCTAACGAGGTATCGAACTGCTGCGCAGTATCTTCACTATCCATAAATTGAACACCGTAGTTATCACGCATCTCCATAAAGTAAGCCATGTTTTCGCGTATAACGTTTTTATCTGCACTTTCAGTGTCGTTGACACCAATCGTCAATAACCGCTTGGTCATGGCCAGTTGTGGCGCTTCATTCGCCGTGCGTTCTGAAGCATAAACACGCTCATAAATACGCTCTGGCACGGATACGCCGAAATAGTTATACAGCGGCTTTAGCACATTAGGCACCGGGAACGGGACAAACTTAATAAAGTGCGATTTGTGGTATTTACGACCCGCAATCACATAATAAGTGGGGTCGTAAAAATCCATACTTGCCGGGTCTTGGATATTAGAGTCGGTTAAATCAGGCGTCACCCATTGTGGGTCAATTTACTTGATCCCCTTATACATCCCTTTGGTCACACCATCGAGATTAAACGGATTCTCATACCACTCTTTCGGGTTTGAGGTCTCTACAACAAACAGTGCTAAGCGACCACCATACACACGCCCAAAGTGAATCAGCTCCTTCAAATGATGCTGTATACGGTACTTTTTATCGCGTTTACGCAACTTTTTACTGATAGCGCTGTCATCGTCATTATCGCAATCAATATCATACCCTTGGCGAATGGCATCACGAGCCGGCATATTACAGGCTTTATCTACCAACCAATGTTTGGCAATGATGGCGCACATGTTGTTGCCAATGAACATTTGGCTCGCATACCACGCCGCCTGTGATCCGGGCACACCGTAAACTTGCTCACCTTTGAATGACGGCACGGAAGTATCAATACTGTCCATCCCCACGCCATTAATCACCGGCTGCGGCAAGTCTAACCCGTTAAATCCCTTCTCTTTTGCTAATGCAGAGTACAAATCGGTGGTAAATGCTGACCGCTTCGGCGGTGCAATCTGCTCTGCAATTTTTCGCCTTTTAAACGGCCACATAGAATTACCTCTTGGTTGTGAAAAAACTCCCGCCTTTTTTATTGATATATCCATCTAACCCATATCTAACCGCATCCCAACAATGGTTGTTAGCATCCAAAATTACAGGCAGTACTTCACCAGTGATCCGGTCTGTTTTGTATGAGTAGAGACGGGCTTCTTTTGCAGTTTCTTTACAGCGCGGATGGATGATAATGTGTTTAAAACCGCGTAAGTATGTAATTCCGTCCTCAACACTACCCTGCCATTTTTTAGCGGCAGAGATATTAAACCCTTGTCGCTTTAAATAGCTGATAGTTTCTGGTCGTGCGGAATCAGCCTTGATGGGCCACTTACGGGATTCGGGTATCTTGTCGTAAAACGCGGGCATGTGGTCTAACTCAACCCCCACGCCGTATGCTTCATATTCGATGTACAAACAGTCATTTAGGATGAACTGTCGTAGCAGTGTGTTAGGGTCTTTCGCGAAACCAAAGTCAGCACCGAAAAGCAGCCTATCTGCTTCTTGCCACAGGTCACCAGGGAATGATTGAACAACGTATTTATTGGCTAATACTTGCTTATCGGCGTTTTCAAGATAAGCGCCTTCCCAAATCCATGCATAAGTAGCGGTATCTAATCTGGCTTGATCATTCAGTCGCTCATCTTCCAGCACTGACGGAAACCACGGGTTATCATCGTAGTTCATCTCAACAACAACGGCATTATCTGGAGGATTCTTTCTAAATCGCTTATCTGTCGCGCTACCGTCTCGCTCAGGGTTCCATGTTACCCATATTTCAGAGCCAGCCTCACGAACCGTAGGCACTAGTTTTGTCCATGCGATTTCGGATACTGATTCAGCCTCATCAACCCACGCGATTAATATTCTAGCCTTAGATTTGATGCTATCTAAGTTATGTCGTAGCCCTGCGAATACATAGCTAACAGAACGGCATTTAGTACGAATGTATTTCTCACCAAGTTCGTAGAAATCATTTAGCCAAGGCACAGACCTAATCGCCAGCTTAACCTCTTCCATCGATGACTCTTCGAGTGAGTTCATGTATTCACGGGCGCAAAGTATTACACCAGATTGACCGTTCATTGCAGCCATATAACCGCGAATAGCTGTCATTAATGCAAATGTTCTTGTCTTTGCAGAACCTCGCCCACCATGTGAGCAGCGATAGCGATAGTTGCCTTCGAATACTGGAATTAATTTAGGGGGAATTTCAATCCTCGCCACCGTCATTGTTACCTCCGGCAACCAGAACTATTTTTGTTGGCGGTGGCGTCATGGAGCCATCAGATGATTTAACATCGATATCTTGGCTAATCTTATCGCCATACTTTTTAGGACTCATTCTTGCTAAAGCCCACTTTCTCGTATCGATTCTTAGTTTAGCTTTAGCTACTGCTGCCGACTCTTCGGAGACATCATCAGCTATATCAAATAGCTCTTCGAAAACAGCATCAGCCCTTGACTCCATTGCTTTCGCGTACTGTTCACGAAAGTCCGGATTCTCTCGTAACCAGCGCATAACTTTCGTGGTGTTTGGCATGCCTTTTCGTTTGCATACCGAACGCAAGCTTTCACCATCGGCGATAAGAGCGCATATATCGTCCGCCACCTCTGGTAAATAATCAGAAGGACGACCCATTTTCGTTTTAGTCGCCATGTTCATATCCTCATAACAAATTAAAAAGCCCACCATAATGAGCTTTAGGATTTGCCAATAAAAAAGGCCGCTGAGCGACCTATTCATTTCTTCAATTTGCTGAGTAATTTATCCAATTCGCGCTCAACAATTACAGCGACCAATCGCCCCTCTTTAATTCGTCCTGATTCGATATAATCAAGGGATTGCCGCATTTGTCGATGGAGAATGGATACAGTTTCTTTCTCTTGCTTGGTCACTTTTTCTTACCGCCTGAATACTTAATCGCCCATGCTTTAGCCACATTTAAGCAGTCATCAAACAATCTACCTTTTCGACTAGCTTGTGAGCTTTTGCGGTAGTGATCTAATGCCATATTGCTAGCCATTAGAGCGATAGATAAAGAAAAGCCGAGCTTCTTTAACTCGGCCTGTACGTTTTCCTCTATAAATTGTTCAGCGTTCATGCGGGCTCCTCTCCGTCAGGATAATCCCCCATATCAGGTAAGGTTAGCTGCGACAAATCCATAATGGCTTTCTTAGCTTTACGTATTTTCTTTAAGTGACGCGTAAGTTCATTAGGTCACTGCCTTTCTTGCCGAAGTTCTCGAAAGACCAATTGTCAGCAGCTACGAGTCTATTTGGCATTTCATTAATAGTTAGATTTTTAAGTTCATCCATATCAAGATTTGACAACCCTGTTTTCGGCTTAGACTCTTTTTCAGCTAAATCCAATAACCAACGACGCAAAGATTTTGCCACATCTGTATTAGCCAACATTCCAATTAAATGAGCACCTCGCACAGAGAAGATTCTGACCTTTTTCTTTCGTAAGTTGTTGTTTATTCCATTGGTCATCGTTTCAGTGACCATTGTCATATCATCAGAAAACTCACCTTTATTGGCGTTGTATCAATTGGTTACCGACTTCTCATTTTTGTATTCTAGAAGCTTCGCCATCTGAGGGCTAGTAAACCAGATTTGCCCGTCACCATTATCAAATGGAATAATTTCGTTACCTTTAAAAACTAATGATTTAGTCATGATACTGTCCTTACTTAGTAATGAACCCTTGCCACATAGGAGATCAGCCCATCGAAGCAGTATCAGCTATAACTGCTCTCCTCAAAGGCTCATTCCTAAATAACGGTTCGATGTTTTTAGATGTGTGTGCATGTGGTGCACAGGGTGAAATATGTATAAAAAAGCCATCAGTGATTAGCTGATGGCCTAACTCGATGCTTAATATTCTTTGTCACACAAAGAAACATTTGTCTAATAAATTATTTAACTTATCCTAACACTATTCATACATTCATTCGATATTTTCACTATCAATAGAGCTGGTCATAACCATTCCAGATTTTTACACCTCAGCTTGCAGAGACTTTTTATTCTGTTGTTTATTATATCCATGGCTATAGAATTGATGCGGTACATTATATTCTTAGGCTCAAAGTAACCATCTTTAACACTTCTAATTTCAAACTATTCTACATATACAGTAATAGCATAAAATTATAATTCAGAACTATTGACTCAGCATGATGATTTAACATATATATTGTCAGCCTAGAAATACATTTGTAGATAAAGACAACAAATAAACAAAATAGTGTCATTAGCTATAAACATCTATTTTCATAGCTGATAAGTTTGATGTTAAATCTACCAGATTCGTTATTTACATGTATTTATTAAAACAGCATTGAAACAATTTTTTTACAAACGTTATTTATAGGAGATATTTATGCCTTTTTCTATCATGTCATGTTTTCGAGGCAATCACTCTGATAGACCGCACATATCATCGCCAATTCAACAGCAACCGCCAAAAGCATTAGCAAAACTCGAGTGTACAACTCTGGATGGGAAAACACCATTAATTCAACGAGTGTCTCAAAGCAGCTTTTCATTACCAACATCAGAAACAAAAGCACTTACTCTTGTTGAAACAGAATTAACATGGCTAAGTCATATTAATGGTGTAACAGGAGAACAAAAAAACAACCTTGTAGATTAATATAAACGTTAATATACTCTTCAGTAAGAAGAAAAAATACATTTAATAACCGTATTAATAATTGCTTTTATATAAAATACGGTGAATGCTTATTTTGTATTTAAAATCAATAAGAATGTTTGTATTTTGTTCAGTAAAATATCATTTACTAATAATTAGTTCATTATTACTCTAAGCTCATCGTTACCCCTCATTGGATTGATGAGGGGTATATTACCTCAAACATTCCATCCTGATGTAATTCTGTAAATACAAAGTTTGTTTTTCGTTCTCAGCCATCATCTCTCTGAGATACCAATAATCTTGTTCAGCTGCTTCACTAAGTCGTGCGGAGCCTTCATTGCTTCTACTTTCGGTGGTATTCGCTTCGAGCTTTGGGCATTTGGCGTTGATGTACACGCGCTTAGTGCCATTGCGAATATCATCACGCAACTTATTAAGTTCAGCTTTTGCATTTGTGAGTTCCGTAGTGTGTTTAGTGTCGAGCTCGTGAAGGGAGTTGATGCGATTTTCGTAGTCTGTGGTGATAGCTATTTGCTCTGAAAGTTGACTATTGAGCCGCTCATTTTCATTTGTGAGCTTCTGGTTTTTACTCACTTCCCAATTAAGCAAACCACCCAGAACAATAACACCGATTAACGCTGTCGCTTTCCAGTTCATATCATGACTCTTTCACTGACAACGCGGCGTCACCAATTGGCAGAGGTCGATTATCGACTTCAATACCATCAGGCCAGCGATAAGTAACAACTCGCTCAGTTCCAAATGCCTTGATGTTTACTGCGTCTGATTGGTTACCGCCCAAGATAAGAAGTGAGCCATTCTCCGTCTTGCCAACACAGAAACCAACATGGCCACCGCCAGAACGTGAGAAGCGAACAATACATCCATATTTAGGCTCTGTTAGCTTTTTCCCGAACGTATCATATGCACTTGAAGCATCTTTGCGAGGTGATTTGATACCAGCACGCTCTAACATGGCATTGACGAAACCCGCACACCACGGCACTTTCCTCGCGCTACCAACTAAACCACGTAGTTTGCTATCAATCCACATTTGGTCGACTGCTTTAGAGCCTGAGTCGGTATGCTCTGATACGCCAATTTCTTTTCTTGCCTCAATAATCCATTTAGGTTCATTCATCAGCAACTTTCCTTAAAAAACGCTTTTCTAATGCACTAACTCCTGCAGCACCGGTCCAACCAGCCATTCCGGCAACACCTCCCGCAATTTCAGGCTGCCAAGCGAAATAACTCGCAGCAAGTAACACCATGGAGCCTGCAAACATAGAGATAATGACCTGAGCAATAAACAAACCAAGCCTAAACGGTTCACCTTTCAAAACCTTATTAGCATAACTGGCAATACTCCCCAAAAGGGTCATCAAGCCAACCAACATAACGGTTAATAAATTTATATTATCGGGTTCTTTATACGACATACGCATATCCACCCCCTTCGGAGTGTTCCGTGATTAAAGTGAATAGGAAGCCGGATCACAGCTCTTGAGTAAATAAAGTGAGTGAGTTATTGATTCTGTGACGGCTAAAAACGAAAAAACCCCGCCGGTTGACAGGGTTTTGAAATATTGAGCATTGCATTAAGCAGCTTTCATCGCCTACTTACAATAATGTATTTAGCGGGGAAAATGAGTCGCCTTTACTCTTCATAAATATCTAAAACATCACATAATATACTAGCCAAACTCAAGTCCACCTTTATTATAAGGCAGATCAGGAACAAGTATTGACGCATCTGAACATGAAGCCGAATTAGTGTGCCCTTCAACTAATATTTTCAACGCTTTGAGATCACCAGAAATATATATGGAGTGATGCGGATTTAAAAGCTCGTCAACTCTACATTCTTGTAATCCACCCCCCTCTCTCACCTGCTTTATTTTTTCGCCTATTGCATGGAAAGTCATCAACTTTCGAATATATTCATCTCTATCATTAGCCGTTTTGCCTTCACGAAGGATCCCAAACACATCATCAGTTCCTTCATGCACAAATTCAAATATATTTTCTCGTTGTTGTATTAACTCATCACGTAATTCTTTGAGCTTACAACATATAGATTCACGCTCTTCAATGTTTTGAGAAGTTGAATAAGCAGTAACTAAAACAGAGATCAATTCTTCCTGCGATGGAGTAGGAAAATGATTGGCATTTAACGCAGAAACCGTAGGCGACAAGCTTTCATCATTAGCAGTAGGAGTATCACTATTCGCAACATACATCCATGATGTTAGGTCAATATTTCGGTTTGAAATATTTGATGGAAACATATCTCCATTCCCCTAAATAAACTCAAACAAAAAACACATACCCAACAGATATATAACAATACAAACGATTAGTAAATGAAAAATTATAATACCTAGCGGTTGCACTCAAATGTCAGGACGCTTATCTGACTTGTCAAATTTATCAAACCTATATCATCTGCTCAATAAACAAGAAAAGCCTCACCCAAGTGAGGCTCATAAGCTGCTGACGTTGTTGTCACTCTTATCAGATTAACAGCTAAAACTCGTTACGAAAACACATTAACTGCCAAATGATGTTTTCTTACACCATTCGTCCATTTCTAATGTGACATTAGCCATAATTAAACAAGCATCAATAAAGGTCTCGGCTATCATTAGCTTTTGCCTAATTTTACCCTCAGAACACTTCATCTCTCTTGCAATGGCTGATTTAGATATATCTCTGATGTAGTGCTTGTCTATTAAATCAAATTCATCCTTTCTGCCTACGGAGATTAATTTTCCAATAGCTGCGTCAATGGCGATCCCGTCATCGTCGCAACAAGATAATCTAACTCTTTCGCTCTCAGGAAAAAGGCCACTAAACCCAGCAGCAGTTGATGAGTATCCCACCTTGCTTTTGCCCTCAGCAGCCCATCCCCCCCATCGTTCTAACACAAGCTGAATATCACGCATCCGTTACCTCGTATTAAATTGCGAGCTTTTGCACTTAGACTCAGGTTTAATACATTTAACAACAGAAACGGCACTATCTAACTCTTTGGCGAGACTTAAAGTGCCTCTTTCTCTTGTTTTGTACACCGTCATGAGTCGACCATTTATAACTGCATGCTTTTTAGCATTAACATCTGTAGCATATTTTTTCACCGTCGCGCGGTAACATCCTAGGTACCGAGAAACCTCAGACATATTTCCATAGGTCCGGATAAGCAGCACTGGAATAGTCGTGATTTCAGTTTTCATAAATCCCCCATCTGATAAGTAATACCTTGCTGATACCAATCAGGCAACGTGAACTCAATCCGACCTATTACACCGCTAGCCCGTAGCGCCTGAATTCTTTTAAGCTCAATCTTCATGTGCTGATATAACTCATCCATTTGCCACGATTTCAACTTCATTGAAGTACCGGCTAAACGAGCTACGCGGTCAATCGTCATTTCGCTGTAAGTNATAACAGCGTGAGCATTGAATTCGTGTGGGTCTTCGCCGAGTTTTCGATGGCAACCTACGCAGTGAGCGAAAGCATTAAAGGNATGGTATCGGGTTGATTTNTGTCGTCGTGATTTGAAATGTGAACAGTGGAGTTTTGAAGGTTCGTGTCTAAATTGTCTTCCGCAGTAGTCNCATTCATAATTTGCTCTTTCCCGGACCAACTGCGAAAACACAATATCGTGCTTATCGCGTTTTAATGCCATTTATTTCTCCTGAANACCCCACTCAGCNACTACAATCACAACCATAGGGNTTTCGCTTAGTTCTATCGTCCTCATAGCATCTACTGCATGCGGTAATATAAATTTGCGCTTTAACACTCCAGCACACNTCCTGACCGCATCATTTGATTTATGAATAGCCCAGCATAATTTAAGGGTAGTAAGTGCGCTCATAAACACTTCAGCCTCATTTCTCAT